TCTTTTTCGTCTTTTCCTAGGCATGACTTCTTTTATCACATTTATATAAGGGATCTAGAAAGTTTTAGACACACGTCTCCATTTTCAAACGTTTCGCGGAAGGCCTTTTTGTATATATACCTAGGTGGACAAAATAATCTGTCCACCTAAACATAATTTGTACCATAAAGTGTCCACCCTAAAGTCAATAAAATCAACACTTTTAGACCAAAAGTACAAAAGTACACTTTTTTTTCAAAATTTTTTTACTCAAAATTTTTTTAAACTTTTTAGATCACTTATAGTACGGTCTTTGCCTCTTTTTTGCCATAATATTTCCTCATTACGGACAACTTTTCTTCTGCTTTGCCTATTTGGCCTAGCAATTTGTCTACCTCACCGGTGATATCAATATGCTCTGGTATCACCATATTGTGGTCCTCAATGCATTGTAACTTGTATAATGCATCTTCAATCTCTGCTTCGTATCTCTTTAGAAGCGTTCTAAACAACCTATCGTTCATTAAAGTCCTCCTCTCTAATATTAACGTTTGCTTGTTCTTTTTCGTCAAATTTTAGGTCATGATACATGTCCAATCTTTTCAAAAACTTATGTTTATAGCGCCTTAATTCAGGTCCTTCCAACTTAAATTCTTGATAATATAGGTCCGGTGTACACATCATAATAATACCTTGTTCTATATTAGATTTATATACATAGTCATGAGCCATGGCGTATGCCGCTATTTGTAGATAATAATCTTCAACCCATTCCCTTTGTTTAGGTCTGTTTGATTGTTTAAAATCTACAATAGATTCTTTGTTGTTGTGCATGCAAACTAAATCTGTTGATCCTGCGTACAGGCCAGGATAGTATAATGTAACTTCTGATCCAAAGTATTGATCTACCGGAGCTAAACCTATGTCTATAATTTTAGATGCCATCTTTTTGGCTGTCTTACCTATCTCTGTTAAGTCGTCGTAACCTTCACCCAAAACATATTTTTCTAAAAATTTATGCATTGATGTACCACGATTGCTAGATAGATTCTTAATCTCTTCTGCCTTTTTTTCGCCAACTTTGGCTTTCCAATCTTTTAAGAATGTCTGGTCCTTGGTCCGTGATAAAATAGTCGTGACTGATGGTAACCTGTGTCCAGCCACGTCATAGGTCCTTGTTCCATGGTCATCGCTTCTTGTACCATCAACATAAGAGTATTTATTATTCTTTTTTACTTTCTTACCAATGTTATGGTATTCTAATAAATCTTCTTCACTCATCATTTTATCTTATTAATTACGTAGTAGATTATTAATAGACCTATTAATAAACAGACCATATTATAACCAAACATACCTATTCCGTAAGCAGCCGTCATAGTTTCTTTTTTAACTCCTTTAAATAATCTTCTTCTTCTTTACGATTATGTTCTCTTACAATCGCAGCTTGTTTTCTAAAAGCCCAAGAATTTATCTTTCCGGACCAACCCATTATCCATAGATATATTTTTAGTTTCATTTATATTTCCTTATCGTTTTTAAAACTTTTTCTAGTCTCTCTTCTAACACATCATAAGTCTTAGCATCAGCTTTCATAGCATTAGCCCAGTCTTTTACAAAGGACCAATTATCAGGACTATTGTCAGTTCTATCTCCATTTATATGGTCAACATGAACGTCACTACCTCTAGCCATAATAATCTCATCAGTCAATTTACATCTAACATACGGAGTCATGATCGGTGTACCATCGTCGTAAAAATCAGGTTCGCCGGTCCATTGGTTTACTGCCTGGAGTTCATCTTTTTCTTTTTTTATTCCAGGCCAAATCTTATTTAAACATTCAAATAATTTAGTAGTTTTATGTTTTAGTCCCATTCTATTTTTCCTATACGTATGTTTATCTTTTCTACCATACAAAAAAGCTCTACCTTTCTTTCTAAGTAATGTTTCATTGTATGGTTGTACATTCTCTTGTTTTTTAGTTTCATAACAAAATCTCCAAACTTTTCTCCAATACTTTCTTCCAGATCTAGACTTAATTTTTTCAGCAGCTCCTTCACTTAAATGATAATTTATGGTGCCTTTACTACAATTAAGTTCTTTGGCAATCTGTTTGTAAGATCTCCCTTCCTCTCTCAACTTGAAAACATTCTCTTTTATCTGTCTTTTTATTGAGAGATTGTTTCTCATTTACTATTACTCGTAAATATCCATCTGACCATTGCAGTTGAAGGGTCGTACCCATCAAACTTTATTTTAGTGCAACTTGTTAGAAGGACCATCGTCAATAAGATTATCGTCAACAGTTTCATAAAATTCTCCCTCCGAATCGCAGTCCCAACATTGATGGACTTCGCTTCTGTCTCTAAAGTCTAATGCAGGGTCACCATCAATTTTTGCAACTCTGACATACCCGTTTCCGTGGCACGTATCGCAAATGTGTACTTTGATTCTACCCTTTTTTAACTTTGCCATTTAACTTCTTCGCTTTCTCGTTTGCAATTGATTCAATTGTTTTACTTATAGATAATTTGGCATCGGGCAATAATACCTTTGATAACGATTCCAATATCTTATATGTTTCTTTTGTCAGAGAAACATTTTTGTATTTACTCATGTCTGTCATAAGTGTTTCCTTTCATATTTAATAACCCATATATAGGTGATATTATAGGATTGTCAATGAAAATTTTAATGAGTTTAATAATCTGTTCTAGCATGGCTGGTGAATGTATGCCACCATTTCCTTGGCCAGAAACATTTGATACAAAGTATGATTGTTTGGTTTTTGGATATGAAGAATCTAAAAGAAAATTGGAAGAGATAGGCAGAGAAGAGATTAATAAACATGGTATGTATATTAAGTTTATATGCATACCTGACCCTAGCATTTGACAATATAATTAATTTATGGTAACGGTAAATTTCTTCTCACCATTACCTACCCTTTATCTTTCCCTCTTTCAAGGGTAGGTGTATCTATCCATTTCAAACCCCGCAGATTCCGTGCACGTACTACTACGGGGCCAAAGGCTCCACACCTCCACGGTACTTGCCGCTTCTTAGGTTGCCGTACAGAGACTAGCGCGAGGCGTTGTATGGACGGAGGTCCTTTTCAATTCTTTTCTTTGTTCCACATTAACAACAGTAGAACAACAAATAGTAGTGGTAGACTACTTACAAATACAGCCAAAAAAATATCCACTATCATCATTCATTACATGTCTATTAAGACTATCAACAAAAGTTGTTAGTTTTAATCTTACAATGTCACACAAACTAAAACAATCAACTTCTTGTGTTAACTTTAATCCCTCTAACATCGTCTTTGTTATTGGGACTAAATGGTAAAGTCCGTCGTTTAGAATTATAATATCCATAAGTCCTCGATAACTTTCTTACTAATTTATACCATTGATCCTTGTATTTAGGATCTTTAGTTTTGTTCCAATTGTTTGCTGCTTCGTCTAGCTGCTTTTGCAAGTTGTTCATTGGTTCTTGTTCCGTGAAACAATACATTTTTTAAACCTGGTGCTTTTACTTCCATTTGTACACCATATGGTTTCCATGCTTGTTTCATTAAGTTTATTTCTAAAAGTAATGTTGCCCATTGTTTTTGCGATATACCTTTAGGTTGTATAGTTATGACTCTGTCTTTTACCTTCTTTGATGACATGTCTTATACCTCTTTCTTTTTTATTTACGTATTCTATAATCCCATTCCATTTAGGATTTGCAGTGATTAAAGGTTTTAACGCTTTCTTAAATGACATAGCCGAAACTTCTTTAGTCTCGGCTTTGTCTTCTGTTATTTTAAAAGTGTATTTCATTAATGTAATACAGCCCTTTCACGCTCCTCTTTAGCTTGTATGTATCTATGATTAACTTCATCGTCTAATAATGATTGCATAGTCTCTCTGATTTTATCAGTAGTGCCGTAATACATAACATTATTCATAACTATCTGTCTCATAAGAGCAGCAGTCAAAGCATGAATACTAAAGTCAAAGTTTTCTTTGTCTTTTTCTTTAGATGCTTGTTCTATTAATTTATCAAATTTATCGATATATTTAATCATAAATTTGTATGTTTTATTTTTTTTGTTTTTCATGTTTCCTTTCTTGTTGTCTTTCATGATTTATATATAGGATATCAAGGGATATTTGTCAACTACTTTCTTCGATATTTTCCCATTCTTTTTTCGTGTTTATTTGGGCTCTTTTTATGCCTACCAGGCCTTTTTCTAGGCTTTGGTTTTACATAATTATTTACACCAAACTTAGCTTTCTTCGCCATTAAAATATTTTTCAACCTGTGATAGTAATGTTTCTTTATGTAGTTTTGGTATGTAACTTATTTTACCATTTACATATTGTTCAAGATCTGATCCACACGTAAGACATCTGTAAAAAGTTCTAGTTACTCCAACTAACATTGTATATTCTTCGCAAGTTGGACAGATACCATTAACTATCTCTGTGTGAATTTTTATATTTTTTCCTGTCATATGCTTTCTTAGATCGTACCACACGCTGATGGTAACGTCTATCTTTTAAATGTTTTGCAACTTTATTCGACGATGAGTTTCTTGATTGATTTTGAGCCATCAATATTATCTTCTAATTCTGCTTTACCTTTCCAACATTTATACGTAACTGATTCAGAAAAAGTTCTTTCAGCTTCACGTTTTCCACGTAAACAAACTGCCATCGAAGGTTGCAAACGTGCCTCCTTAATTTCTCCGTTTACAAACATAAGTAATCCTACTACAGCTTCTATCATTGTCCGTTACCGTTTGTATATTTCATTTCTCTATTTGCATCTTTTAATTTTTCGATATCTATTAAAACCTTGTCCATTTGTTTTCTTAAAAACTCGATGTTTACTTTATTTAAAGCCATTGATTCGATATGTTTGTTTAGTTTGTCCGTGGTCTTATAAAGATCTTCGATCATCATGAACTGCTCAGAATCAGCGGGCAATGAACCTAGTTGTCCACGTGGCCATTTTATTCTAAACTCTGAGTTTTCTTCCAAATCTTTTTCCATTAATTGTATTCGAGTGTCCGCTATGTTTAACCTTTCAACAATCTGGAAATAGCCCATGGTGCCGAGTGCCACGATAATTATTAAACTGGCAACCGTCTTCATCGGCATCTGCACGGCGGCCTCTTCAGATATGTTTAATGGTTTTTTACTCATGTTTTGGTTTTGGTGGAGGGATTATAATATCTTTTGTTTGTATTTTCAATGGTGTATGGTCAACAGGCCTTACGCAGAAAGCCAATAAACATAACAAAAATATTAGTATTGCTGTGAACCGGTAGTCCATAACAACCTCCAATCATTATTGCTTCTTTGGTGTAAATATTGATTTAATTTTATCCCAAATCTTGCAACAGATTCTTTTACATTTATCAATCATTTTTCTTTTCCTCTATTTCGTAGAAAAAATTGTCAGTGTCTTCTGTTCGCCACTGCTGTGTATCTTCTACATTCCAGTAATTTGTTTGCACTTTCCAGTCTGGGGTTTTATCCTTAACTGTGAAAGATGGTATATCCCATATTAATCTATTATTGGGTTGTGCTGCATAGTTGCCGTCGTTTAACGCAAGTATGTGAGCGCACTTATGCTCGTGCGGGATCTCTGAATGATCAGTATCTAGTATATTAGGCTCTGGGTGAGCAAAGTCAACAGTAAATAAGTATTTACCATAGTGCCATTTTTTATCTTTACCAATGTATTTACCTGCTTGTGATTCTAAGATATCCCAACTAGTAACAGCAGGATAATAACTAAAAGAATTCCAGAGCTGAAGCTCATCAAGTCTACGTTTAGGTACATCCTCAGCTTTAAATCCACGTTGTATAAACGCTGTAATAGGTAATCTATAAAAGATTGCACCATTTTCCATAATTGCGTGGAACAATAACGCACGACCCGTAATACAAGTGACACCAAATATAATACAATCTTCAACTTCTCCATGATGTTTTTTAAGATCGTAAAGATACTCTCTCCTTATTTGTGCATACTCCACAGGTATATTTGCATTTAGATAAGCCATAATACATTACAATATAATTGCACCGATAATAAATCCAGCTATAAAACATACTATTTCTTTTCTGTTATATAACTGCCATACTAAAAATTTTTCATAATATTTTTTCATCATTTTATATTACCCCAATTATCTCCAGATTCATAATCTACTTTGTTTGGTACTTCTAACTCAACAGCATTTTCCATTATATCTTTTATTCTGTTAGCTTCCAAATCATTTGTAACTGATATATCAAGTTCATCATGAACTTGTATATGCGGTGTAATACCTTCTTTATGTAAGTCTATCATAGCTCTTTTTGTCATGTCAGCAGCTGATCCTTGTATCAATCTATTCAAAGCTTTGTATGTATATGCTCGTTTGATCCCTGGTCCGTGTTCCGTGAGCGCATCAGCATGAGGCAATGGTTTATGAATTCCGAACTGATTGGGCTCCCATAAATGAAACCTACATAATCGTCCTAGCAATGTCCGGATTTGTCCTCTGTTTTGTGCTCGTGAAGATACATTATCCATAAGTTGTTTTACAAATGGTACACGTGAATGATATTGTCTGAATAAACCATCAGCTTTTTCTTTATTGATTCCAAGTTCAGCTTGTAATTTATTTTTACCCATACCATAGAACAGACCAAGGTTTATAGTCTTGGCCTGTGATCTAGGTATCTCCGCCATGTCGGCAACGATCTGATGAAAGTCTACATTGGAATCATTGTAGGCATCCAATACATCGCCCACTCCATAGAGATTTTGTAATGCTGCGTAGTGTACAACCAGTCTTGGTTCTTGTTGTGAATAATCAAATACACCCCACTTCATACCTTCTTCAGGTATAAACAATGATCTTATCTGTGGTCCAAGTTCTTTGTTACGTGCTGGAATCTGTTGTAGATTAGGATTTGCATAACTAAATCTACCAGTAACTGTACCACCACTATCTGATCTAAGTTGGTTTATTTCAGCATGAATTCTTCCTTTATGTGTATGCTTTATTATGGTATCAATAAATGTGGTATGAGCCTTATTTATCTCTCTGGCTCGGGCGATTAGTTTCACCAGTGGGTGGGGGTGATTTTGTAAGAAGTTTTTTGTAAATGATGGAGAATTTGTTTTTATGGTTCGGTCATATGATAGGGCGAGTTTTTGAAAGACTTGCTCAATTGAACGTGCAGCCCATATTTGAACATCTACTCCAGTTTGTTTTTTTACTTTTAGTAAGCATTCTTTTTCTTCTTCTACTAGTTTGTTCTTTAGTGCAAATGCTCCTTCAGTATTTACTCGAACACCTAAAAAACGCATATCAACTAGGCAAGGAAAAAGTTCTGTCTCTAAATCAAAAATAGATTTTATATCTTGATGCTCTATTTCTTGTTTCATCTTCTGCCATAATTCAAGAGTCATTTCAGCATCTCTTTCAGCATACTCACCTACATATATTGCAGGTAATTTATACATCTCAGATTTAGGATCTACACCCCATAATTCTGCTGTTTCTTTCAATACAGCCTCATTTTTACCTCTTCCAAGGTAATCGCGACCCATACTACCTAAATCGTAACGAAAGCGATTCTCGTCCACGAGAGAGCCAGCAATCATGGTATCTACGATGGGTCCATTGATTCTTAGCCCTGCAGATCTAATAAAACATACGTCATACATAGCGTTATGAAATATCTTAATTGCAGGGGTATTTAATACATCTGCAAACCATTTCATGACTCTGTCTTTGTCCATGTTACCGCCACCGCCATGAGCTATTGGATAGTATCCAGACCAGCCTTCGACAGCAACAGCTATACCTACTATTTCTCCTCGTCCTGTTACAGAACCAGATCCCATAGTTTTTAATTCAGGATCTTTAGTTTCTAAGTCTATTGCTATCTCATCATAGTTTAATAAATTAGGAAATGTTTCTGGTGGTGTCCATTCTACCTGTGGACTAAACATAGGTTTCTGTATCATGAGTAATCCCTCTCTATTATCATTTCTATAAAATGTATTGCTTTCAATAAATCTTGTTTCTTTCCCTTATCTCTATGTCTTATTATATATTTTATAGCACAGCCTTCAGGGTATAACAATTCATTCTCTACTACAAATTTACTTGGTTGAATTTTATACTTTTGATAGTGACTCCCGCCGTGCTGTTTATCCCATACGTCGCTCATATCTTATATCCTTTGTATTCTTGTTTTGGTTCTATTATGTGTAAATGTTCCTTGGTCCTTGTTGCGCCAACATAGAACAATCTATTCTCATCATCTGTATTTCTTTCGTATGCTTTCATAGTATTCTCACTTAAATCTGTGAGAAGTATTACATTTTCTGATTCGCCACCTTTAGCTCCATGTATTGTTGACAATGTAATTCTTGGTTCTTCATTTAGTTTCTCTCCATTCTTTCTCATCTGACGTAGATAGTTTACATCTCTCTTTGGTGCATCATCAAATGCTTCATACCAAACAGCATTGGTATCTACTTTTAATCCGTAACTTTGTTTTAATGTAGCAATGTCATAAGAACTTTCTTTTAACATACCTTTTAGTTTTGTTTTATCTGCATTGTCTTTCATGTATCCGTAAATTCTTTCTATCTGTTTGTATGCAAGTGGTTGACCTTTACGTAAGTTTTCCCAGTCTTGTGCAGCATAATGTAATTCTTGTTCTTTTGTTTTTTTAAATTTATTTTTATAATAATAACCATTACGATATAAAGTATCTTCTAGATCATTTAACATATACTTTGTTCTAGCTAACACTAGCCATTCACCTGATGACATATCTATTTGTTCAAAGTCATCATATCTAGATAAAGATCCTTTGTGTACTTTTGGTTGCCATGTTTTATCAATTCTATTTCTAATTTTATTTATAATACCCATAGCTAAATTATGTACCTTTGCAGGTATTCTGTATGATTGTTTTAACGGCATCATCAAACCTTTTTGTGCAATAAAAGAATCTACATCTGCACCAGCCCATCTAAATATTGCTTGGTCATCATCACCTGCAATAAAAGAGTCTGTTGTTTTATTCCATATTGTTTTAGCCATGTCCCATTGCATTAGTGATAGATCTTGTGCTTCATCTATAAATACCACATCAAACTTTGGTGACTTATCTGATTTAATAAAATCTAAAATCATGTCGTTAAAATCTATTAAGTTGTATTCTTTTTTATATCTATCTATTTCGTTGACTATGATACGTAGCTTATCTCTTTCTAAATCTTGATTGTGTTCTGCTAAATCAAATTGTTGTTCTGGTGTAATGTTTCGTAACTTTGCAAGATTTATTATTCGTAAGTATTCACTATCAGATGTAAAGATACCACCATGGTCATCTTCAAATTTTGCATAGTTTACAGGGAAACCAAGTTTTTTACCTAGATCCATATAATGTCTTCGTTGCATAACATCTTCTTTTTTAATTCCTAGTTTTCTAAATGCTAGTGAGTGTAGTGTTCTGAAATATGGTAAGTCATCTTCTGTAAGATTAAATTTTTTAATAGCTCTATCTCTTGCTTCGTATGCAGCTTTTTGTGTAAATGCAAAGTATCCAACTTTATCTGGATCTGTTTCTTTTAGATAGTCATCTACTTTATTTAATAATGTAGTTGTCTTTCCTGTGCCTGGTGGTCCTAATACTATTGTTTTCATATTCCTAAGTGTAAGTATATCCACAATGCTGTAAACATTGTGATCGCCAATAAATCCATTCTAGCAATCAATACGGCTCCTCCTCTTTTAATGTTTTCTGATTGTATTCATCTTTTTTCTTATCAAATTCTTTTACAACAAATACAGATAATTTTTCTTTTCCTATTCTTTTATTTTCACAATCACATTTTTCTTTTAATAATTGTGCTGTTCTTGAATAACCAAGATCCCATCTTCTACGCATTAAAAATTGATGATAGAATCTATCAAATACAAAATGGTGATAGCCTTCTGATGTCCACACACCACCTTTTTTTAAATCGTTCTTATCTGTTGATACTTGTCTGTTTAAACAAAACTCTTCTAAATGATTTTGTAATTGATCTTCTGTTCGTAGTCCCTCTGCAGGTTCAGTAACTTCTGCATTGTTTAATAATAAATTTGTTATGGTTACCCAATCTTTTTCTTTTAATGTTGGTGGTCTGTTTCGTAATTGTTTCATACATGCTTCTTGAAATAAACTTTGTTGTCTTAAGTATTTTACATTCTCTAAGTATAATCTTTCTCCGTCTACATTGAGATAGTAGTAAGGGTCCTCCAAGTCTATTACCTGGAGGTCGGTTAGCCCAGGAAACAGTATCTCTTGGCCGATACCATATTTTCTACTCCGACATAAAGTTTTATCACATACACTACACATTGGTTGATCTTTACATTTGTAACCCCAATCTTTTTTATCGTGTTGAGTTATAACTATTTGAACTTCAGAATCAGGCATAGGTTTTTCCATAGCCGTTGCGTTAAACATTATTAATTTTGATTTCCATTCACTAGGCCATTTTTGTTTTGCATATGTACCATAATGAAATAGTGCATTGTTTCTACCACCCTCACCTATTTTATTTAATGCAAGTATTTCAATACAAGGTGGAGCATCATTATGTTCTGATTTAGGTCTTTCTACTTTTATGTTGTCAACATTTTTTTGTTTTTTATTTTCATACAACAAATAAAAACCATCTAGATTAACAGCTTCTCCATTATCATTAAAGGCATATCTTGTAGAATTATTACCATTAAAGTATGGTAAATTTAAAAAATTTCCTGTATCATCTTGCGATTTTAATTCTGTTTGTTTTGGAAAAACTTCTGATCCACCATAACCCAATACAGCTTTTATCTCCATTAATTTATCTTGCATAGATCTTGCAGATACATAATCTTCAGTAAATAAAAACACATGTGCACCACCAGATTTAGATCTAAATACTACTAATGGTAATTTTAATTTTTGAATTTTTTCTATTAATTGTTTGTGATCAAAACCTGCGTATGAATCAATATCTATACAGCCCCATCTACAATTATTATCATCGTTTATAGGTATTACACCTAAACTATCTTTACCTTCTAAATGTTTTTGCCATAATAAATCTGTAACTGGTTCTCTTTTTACAAAAGATTTACCTTTTAATTTAGTCCCATTACCATTTGATTCACCTACGATGGTGACACCATGCGCACGTTCTAATCCTGTAAATATATTTTTAAACTTCTCAATCATAATCAATAGCGCGGGCGGCTTCCACTCTCGCTTTGCCGCCCACTACCTAGGGTTCTGTTAGTATGGTTGTTTCGAGTCTGCCTCGTTATTACCATGCTTCGCCTCAATCTCACCTTTACCTACTTGTTCTGCAAAACGTTTTGCCATATCGTAGATTGCTTTATCTTCGACAGGACCAACCTTTTCTACATCCCAACCAAACCATGTACCTTTGTCGTTAGACATCTGTACGGTCTTTAGATTATAAATGTGACTATATGTTGGCGGAGTAAAAAGTCCGTTTTTACCCTGCATTTTAATACCCATCATCATTGAGTTCCATTTTCTACTCACTTTTAATTGAGTAGCTTTCATAGAAATCAAAGCTGTTGATGGATTGGTACCAAGAGTAAGTACAAAGTGATCGGCAGTATTTTCAAGATAATTACCATTTGGTAATCTATCTTTATAGTCCTTACCTCTAGTCGTTTGACTAATAATATCACTGTCTGGTGCATGAATTGCAACAGGTGCACCAGTGCTGGTACCTCTATCTTGCCATTCAATGTACTTTCTTTTGTAATGACATGGGACAACAGTCAACATATCATACAACTCGTTAGTAACAGTATTGATTATTTTGCCGGGTTCTGCGCCCTCGACATATTTACCATCTCTTTTGTTTACCTCTGGAGATAGCTGTCCCAAAACTTTCAAGAAGGGTAACGCAAGATCTTCCTGCGAAATGTTTTGAGCACCTTTGTTAGCATCAGCTTCAAAGTTTACTGTCGCTAATGCTCCTTCTGTTTTTGTTGCTACTTGGTTCATGTTTATTTGTTCCTTTTTATTGTAGTTTTATTCTCGGTATATACACCGAAAATATCCGCTGGCATTTCTTTACCTGCCTCAATACGCTCGCGAACTAGCGCTTTCAGAGTCATGGACTCAACCTTCATCTTACGTGTTGGTTCAAGTCCTTGACTCTTCGCAAGATCGGCATAATCAGCCGCTCTTGTATCTTCGTTAGATCCAAAGGATACGGATATCTCGTTTTTGATTATATCCCCCAGTCCATTTGTACGAAGCCAGTTAAACGCCGTTTCTTTGTTGGCCTCTGTAATGTGTGCCTTGTACGACGTTGAAACTTTTAGATGTGATCCATCTGAAAGTTTTAATTCTGATAAACCCATTTCAGTCATCATAGTTGGTATAACCTCTCCTGATATGTGGTCTCTTTTCTTTTTTAAAAGTTTTAGATTTTCTTCTGCTGCCTCTATGGTTGTTGCAAAAGTTTCTAATCTTTCAACTTGATCTGCAAGTGACTGAATATTGTCAGTCTTCTTTAGTGCATCTTGTTTGTCTTGTTCAAAATCAATTGTCATCTATTTCTCCTTTCTCATATAAATTAATAGAAATAGGATAATATTTTCTTTCTTGTTTATCCCATTTTAACAAATTGTATTTACCGTTTGTAGTATCAGAAACTAAAGAACATGCAACACCTATCAATGCAGGATCACCTGTAAGTAGTAAATAATCTTTCTCTGTAAAATCTTTTAGACCTTGTCTTAATTTACGTATTAAAGGACCAGGTGAAAAAATCATCTGAGAAAATTCTGGTAATAAAAATTTTAAGTCACCGTATTCAGTAGCACCCATAATATTTATTTTAGGACTTCCTGCTTGGCTTCCTGCAATTTCTTGTATCACGTATACTTTATTTTCTTTCATGCTTGACAATATAGTTAAATAATATTATATGTCAAGTCAGAAAGTAAAAAGTTATGAATTATAAATTTAGAATGAAACCTTACAAGCATCAATTGACTGCATTAGAAAAGTCATGGAACAAAGAAACGTATGCATATTTTATGGAGATGGGTACCGGTAAAACAAAAGTATTAATCGATAACATGTCAATGTTATATGATAATGGTAAAATAGATAGCGCTTTAATTATTGCACCGAAAGGTGTTGTTAAAACTTGGTACGAACAAGAACTACCTACACATTTACCAAAACATATAGAGAATGTGACTGTATTATGGCAGTCAAATATTACTAAAAAACAACAAGTTTCATTAGACAACCTAATGAAGATCGGCACAGAGCTCCACATTTTGATTATGAATGTGGAGGCTCTTTCTACTAAGAAAGGTGTTGATTTTGCATTTAAATTTTTAAACTCACACAATGCTTTAATGGCAATAGATGAGTCTACAACAATAAAAACACCAAGTGCAAAACGTACGAAAAGTATAATTAGTTTAGGTAAGATGGCTAAGTACAGAAGAATTATGACTGGTTCTCCTGTAACTAAAAACCCTTTAGATTTATATACTCAATGTTTATATCTTGATCCTTATCTGTTAGACTTTCAATCTTATTATGCATTTAGAAATAGATACGCTGAAATGAAAACTTTAAATGTTAGAGGCAGATCAATACAAGTTGTTAATAAGTTTATTAATTTAAATGAATTATCAGATAAATTACAAGGTTTTTCATATAGAGTATTAAAAGAAGATTGCTTAGATTTACCTGAAAAAATATATATGAAGAGATATATATCTCTTACACACGATCAAATTAAAGTATATGATCAAATGAAGAAGACAGCTCTTGCTACATTAAATGGTAAAACTACTAGTACAATGACTGTATTAACTCAATTAATGAGATTACAGCAAATAACTTGTGGCCACTTTGTGGCAGATGATGGATCTACACAAGACATACAAAGCAATAGAATAAAAGAATTGATGGATGTATTAGATGAAATAGAAGGTAAAGCTATTATATGGGGCCATTGGCAAAGAGATATAAAAAATATTATAAAAGCAGTTGTAGATGAATATGGTCCAGGGTCCGTGGTTGATTATTATGGATTAACACCACAAGATGAAAGACAAGATAACATACGTAAATTTCAAAATGATCCTAAATGTAGATTCTTAGTTGGTACACCTCAAACCGGTGGATACGGTATTACACTTACACAAGCAAACACTGTTATATATTATTCTAATGGTTATGATTTAGAGAAAAGATTACAATCAGAAGACAGAGCACACAGAATAGGTCAAAAGAAAAATGTTACTTACGTTGATTTAATATGTGAAGATACTGTTGATGAAAAGATAGTGAAAGCTCTACGTAAAAAAATTAATGTAGCTTCACAAGTCTTGGGTGAAGAATTAAAATCTTGGATTTAAATAAATAAATCTTTTGCGTTTCCTATTATAGGTTTGTATTTTGTTTTACCTTCAGATCTAAATGCGTGTAAAAAACTAGCTCGTGGTGTTCCCTCCGTATAGCTGCAGTGTATCCACCCGCTGTTAGGTTCACCTGGAGTATAAAATTCTAATATAAGCTGGTCATACGGAAGCTCTTTTTTGATCCAATCTGCAAGCTCACAATTGTCAACACCTACAACTTCAAAGTCCGCCGCCTCAGCTTTCGCATGTTGCGAATTCAAACTGCTGCCAATAGCAACACATAATTCAGGACTACGATAGCCTGATGTTATTTTAACTCTACCAAAATGATCACGAACTGGTTGTAAAATTTTTTCACAAAGTGTTTTTAATTTTTCTATTTGCTCTGCGTTAGGGTTATTATTAATACCCTTACGTATTGCTGTATCTGATTTAATTAACTCTGAAAGAGTAAAGTTACGTGAAAGATTCATTATTTAAAAAATATTCCTAATGCGAAGAGTACAGCAGATCCCGCTGCTGCTAAGAGAACCCAATAGACTTTATCTATCTTACCGCCCAACTTCTCGACGTCTTCATGTACATGTTTCAAATTTTTTTTGACACCTGATATGTGTCCGTACAAAGATAAAATATGTTCTCTAGTATTTTTTGGTTGCATTGCCATTAAGTTCTTCTCGCTATTTCTCGTTCTTCTGGGGATAGTAATGCCTGTTCACTACGTGTCAAGTTGTTAATTTGGTTATTTTGTCTAGTAAATAAACGTTGATTAGGCATTGGCATTTGTGGTAGTGCAGATTGACCTTGTGGATCAGTGTCTGGTAAAAAGTCATCTAAACTTATATTCCAATCTTGATATAAATTTAATTTATACATTTGATCTTCCATTTGACCTAATGTACTTTCAGCTTGATTATAAACATTTGATACTCCACCTTCTTTTGATAGATCTTCAAATCTTTCAATAATTTTTCTTGAAGGAAAGAATGGTATAAACTCACCAGATGTTATTTCATTATAGATAGATCCCAAACCTCTTTTATCAAAAATTTCATAAATATCATCATCTTTAATTCCTAATGCTTTTGCATTATTAATACTTGTTAACATTTTTTTCTTAACTTCAAATAAAGATTTATTAGCTGTAAAGTATCTATCTATTACATCTGAAGGTGTTCTCATATCAACTGGATCAATCTCTCCTGTAAATAATTTTCTAGAATTAGATACACCTTGTTGGTATTCAAACAGTTTAAATCCTAAAGATTTTTTAGGATCAACTTTTATTAATCTAAAACCAAATATACCTGCAAGCTCGTAAGGTATTTCGTATATTTCAGCTCCTCTACCTGGTTCACCAGTAATTGCTTTTTTAGTTCTTTCAAATGGTTGTGTTGTTGGTAATAAAGTTTTACCAAGATGTTGCATAATTATTGTAACTTTTTCTGGTCCTGGTGTTTGATCATTATATAATTGTTTACCTTCTCTTGTTCTACCATTTCTGCCCCATATATCCATGAACGCTTCTGTATAAATTGATTCTGATATAAATGGTGAAGCTGTTTCACCGGCAGCTTCTGCAATACCTTCTACAAAACCTTTTAATAATATTTCTTCGTTATCAATACCTTCTTGAATATTACGTAATAAAGATTGAAAAGGTCTTGTTAATGTATCATAAACATTATTTTTAGACCAATCTATATAAAATAATTCACCTGTTTCTGGATCTCGTGTGTATATTTTTTGTGAACTTTTAGCCCATGGTGCTACAAAATCATTTGCTGCATCTGCTTCTTCGTTTGATACACCAAATATAGCTTGTGATCCTTTTGTTAATCCATATGGAATTATACCCATAGCACCCACCATTCCAACAAGTCTTTTCATAGCAAGACCTTTCATAGGATTTGTGCTCGTAATTGGATTTAAACTTCTTGTTACAGGATCTCTTAAATCTTTTGCTACTTGTTCAAATATACCAAAGCCTGTTCTAAATACTTCTGATGGCCATGACATAAAATTACCAAAAGGTGATACCCTTGCAGCTCTTACAAACTCACCAACCTTTGCATAATTTGGCACTGTGTCTTGTACAATTTGTGCTACCTCTTGTTTTAATGCTTGTGGTGATATTTTTATGCCTGCTTTTGCATATCTTTCACCTCTTTGTATTAACTGCACTTCATAATTTATAATCTTCCAAATATCATCTTCTGCAACATATAAATCTTGCATAAATTTACCGGCTTTTTTAATACCTCTACTAGTTTTTTTACCTAGTGAGTTAATCATAGGAAATAAAATACTATCAGTTGCAAAATTACCTTCACCAAATCTTACATCTTTCATTAGATTACGTAGATCTCCAAGCCTTACGTTTGTGTTTACAATACCTAATTCTAAATATTCTCTATATTTTTCTTGTGATAATTCTTTTCTTGGTCCACCTACTTGCACTGTACCAAAAGCATTGTTCATGGCTTGTTTAAATACTCTTGGGTCCGTGAACATTGTTCCGTTAGCAAATGAAAATGCACTAGAACTTAAAAAGTTTCTTATGTGTGTAGGCACAGATAGAATTGTTTTTGCGTATTGTGCACCAGCTTTAGGTGTTAATAATAAATTACGCCATGCCCATGAAAATGTTTTACCTATTGGTCCACCAGTTTCACCTCTCATAAAATCTTGTATCTTTGATACGTTGGTAAAACTTTCTGCTATCTCTCTTGTTGTATACGTATTAGATAATCTATTTACTAATACACCATCTTTAAAATATTCTTTTACATAATCATCCATCTTAACTATTTCTGGTTCGTTACCGAAAGCTCTTTTAGCTGCAAGTGGTGTAGAATGAAAAAAACCTCTTGCACCAAGTGGTGTTTCTGCTGTAGCTTTTGCTTTAGCTACTGCATCTGCATCTAGTATTTCATCAAACAATTGATTTTTTCTAGCTACAATTGACAATCTATTCATACCTTCAAAAATAGAGTGTCTAACATCATTTATTTCACCAAATAAATCTCTAAATATTTTTGATCCTTTACCTATAACTTGTATTTCTTTTTTACCACCAGGTAGTTTTTTCTCTATTGTTTGTGCAAATGTTTTTAATGCAAATGCATCATCGGCTGATCTAGATAAATTTTGATATGCGAACGTTGGTAGTCTATCTCTCTTTGGGTCCATCTTTCTAACCTGTTTGATAATATCATTTACCATACCTTCTGCTTCTAATTCTGTAATAGGATTCTTATTTTTAGCTGCATATCTCATAAATAATTGAATAGCTCTATCTACGTCTTGTCTTGCTGGTTTATATTTTTGTAAAAAACCTGCTTCAGCATTTTCAAATATTTCAAATGTATTACCAATATAATTTTTAACTCTATTACCCATTATCTTACGTAAATCTACACCTACACCTGCTGGTAAATCTACTTTAGCTCCGGGTCCACCTGCTGTTATATTTAATATATTAGCAAACTCTTCTCTTGTTTTAACAATAGATCTTAATATGTTTTGTGAAACTTCTGTGCCTTCTCTTTTACCTAATCTTTTTTGAGTTTGTTGTGTTATCTCTTTTGCTAACTTTGCATCAACAGCTGATTTATTTAAATCACCTTTAAATAATCCATCATCTAACAAAGTTAAAAATTTTTTTCTTTCTTCCGCAGATGATGCATTAAAAAATTTTCTAAAGTCTGGAAATACTTTATCTACTTCTCTATCTATTCTAGCAACTTGTTCCTCAGCAAAGTTTACATCTCTCATTTCTCTTGCTTTTTGTGTTTTCTTTGCTTCAGCAACCTCTTGTGGTTTTGTCCCTCTAAATCTAAATGCAGCACTAAATTTATCTAATGCTTGATCAAATAAACCACTGCTGTATGCAAGTTCTTTACCACGTTTAGCTAATGCTTTTGCTGCAACTCCTGTACCATAAACAAAAGGTGTAAGAAAAATAGACTCTGCACCAAATTTTGCTCTGTTCATTAATTTTCTAGCTGCGTCTTCTGATGGATCATCTCTAACATCTCTATCTAAAGCAAGAGCAGCATCAGGTCCAAACAGATCACTTATGTTTCCTATTTTTTCTGTATCTACAACAAGTGTTTCACCGGCTGCACCACCCAATACAACAGCACTAAATCTTTGTGCACCCGATAATTTATTTAATTCTTCAGCTTTTTTTCTACCTTTTACTGCGTTAGGGTTTTTAAAACTTACAAGCTTACCAGCTTTCTTTGCTTTTAATGCTTTAGTTGCTAGTGTTGTTGCAATTTTTGCACCTGCTCCTCCTGGTATACCTATTTGTACTAAAGCTTCTGATAATCTACCTATAGCTCTTTGTTCTGCTATTTCTTCTAATGGATTAAGTTTATCAAAAAATGCTTCTACCTGTGCAGCTGTATTTGTATCTGCTCCAAGATCAATGAGCTCTGCACCAAGAGATACTACTCCTTCTACAGTTTTTATAAGACCAGAACCAAGACCTGCAACAAATGCTGTTGCACCTGATACTTCATTGTTATCTTCTGCTTCAGGTAAATTTATATCTGTTGCACCTATACCTTCATCTAAACCTTGATATAAATTTTTATTTATATCATTTTCGTTTTTATTTTTTTCTTTTTCTTGAACTTTACCACCTGATATTGTGGGATTGTTTTTAGGATCGTATGGATCGAATGCCATTATGTCTCCTAATCCTGATCTACATCAATCGGCTTATACCCTGCTGAAGGATCTAGTGTTACAAAATCTAACGCACCATTGCCAACACTAACTCTTTTTTTCCATTGACCTTGTATGGCATCATAAAAAATTTGACCTGTTTGTACATTTGATACATCAGGAACATATTGAACTTTACCTTTTTTACCAACATCAACATAATCTATTTCTACTAGATTTGATCTTTGTCCTGCATCTGCAGCTTGAATAAAATCTATGGTTTTTCTAGATATATCATCTGCTCTACTACCTTTATATTTAGAAATAATTCTGTTTTCTGCAGCATCTGTTAGATCACCTCTCATAGCTTCTACTTGTTCTTCATAAGTTTGTGCGGCATAACCAGATTTATCTTTTATTTTTGCAATTTCTAAATCACTAGCTCTATCTAATGCAGCTTGTGATGCATCAAATTTTCTTTGTGCTTCTGCTATAGATTTTGCCTCATCAGATTCGATTGCTTGACCAACTATTGCTTGTTGTAATGCTCTATCTTGTAATGCTTCTTGTGCTCTTATACTTTGAAATGTATTAAATGGTTCTTTAGCTGCTGTTGCTGCTGTCGCTAATAAACCACCTCTAGGTGGAGCAGACAATAAATTTAAACCAAAATTAGTTAAAAAACTAGATACAGATCCAGGCATAGCTTGTGTCTGTGTTCTAGGTGCAAATTGATTATACAAACCACGTATTCTCTCTACTTCACCACCTACATTATAGTTTTGTCTAT